CCTTCGGTGCTCTTGAAGCCCTGAGCGGCCGCGGCAGCGTCCTTCCCGTCCTGGACACCGGCGTTGTAGATCCTGCACATCTCCGCTTCGGAGAGCTTACCGCCCTTGATACGCTCGGCCAGCTCGTGGATGTCGCTGCGGCGCCATCGAGTGTTCTGCGGATCGCACGCGCAGCCGCGACGACCTCACCATCCTTGTCGGAGGTGAGGAGCTTGAGCAACTTCTCAAGCTTTTGCTCGGTCCCGGAATCGATCATAGCCGCCAGCACCTCTCACGGTGACCGCACAGGCGGCAGCGCCAGTTGTTGGGATCATCGGTCATTCGCGGCAGCAGCTCACCGGCTTTCGTCGCCTTGATGATCGCATAGGCGCGCTGGAAAGTTGTCTCCGCAAGCTCAACGTCAAACGGAGCGACGATATGGAGGCGCTCGCAGGTATCCGCGTTGGTTGCGGTGAAGACGGCCGGATTGGAGTCGACGCCGAGATAGAACTGATACAGGACGACCTGAGCGGCATACTGCGGATACGCCTTTGCCAAGCCGTCGCGCTCTAGCGATTTCCAGCCCTTCGCGTTGATCGCCTTGTGCTCCCAGAGCGCCGGATAGGTGACGCCGGGGATGTCCGGGCCGGACAGGAAGATTCCATCGGCGTGACCGCGCAGCCAGCCGTCGAGCGCCTCGAACTCGAGCCGATCCTTGTCGGCGAACTTGAAACCAGCCTTCTCAAAATGCTCTCGGCTCTGCGCCTCGAAGAAGTGTCCGCGCGCGAAGATGTCGCGGAGTCGCGTTGAATGCATCGGGTCGCATAGCCAATCGAATTGCACCTTTCGCATGCACGGGTGCCCGACCGCGGAGGCGCCGAGATAGTTGCGCGTGCTCTCGCTATCGAGGCGCGCGCCAGCATCGAGCAGCGCGTTGATAGCAATGCTCGTGGGTGTGGCGCTGGCCTCGGTGCGGTTAAAGTCGATCGGCATGGCACTATCACGCGATGTTGGTTCCCTCGTTGAAGGTCGGGATTGGATCGTTCCAAGGGGTGCCTTCCGTCGTCGGCCCTGTCGGCGGCTGCCGGGTGATTCCTTTCTCACCGAGGTCGCGAGCGAGCATCGCCCCGCTGATCAAGTTGTAGGCTGCACCGAGAAATTCGATCATCTCGTCGCGCGAGAGCTCAGCCAGAGGAGCACTCCAATCCACCTTGGTGCCGGCGAGCTCCGGTAGAACACAGGCGACCGCACCGGCGTCCCATGGATCGGGATCGAGGCCGGTCTTCTGAATCCATTTTTCGACGCTCTGCCCGTTGAGTCCGTTGCTGGTCGCCTGCGTTGCCCTTTCCTTGATCCAGGCGAACAGGATCGAGGCGACGATCCAGCCCCATTCGACATCGCTCAGGCGCCCGACCGGCGTCATCGGCGGCACCGCGCCAGCGCTGGCGACGGCGCCCGCCGCCGCGATGGCCGCGGCAGTCGCCTGCCGCAGCCATGCATCCTCGATGACGCTCGGGGATGGAAGCTGAAGGGTCCTCCTGCGCCTCATTGTGCCCACGCTGGCTTGATGATCGTCTTGCTGGCGGGTGTAACCGCCGCCGCGTGCAGAAGCGGCTGCTCGACCTGCTCGATCGGCCGCCACTCTTTCTGATCAGGCGTGATCACCGAGGCGAGGATGTTCTTGGCCTTGTAGTCGCCCTTCGCCGGCTCGACGCCAATCCGCGCCATAAACCGAATACCGTCGAAATCACGATACTCGGCGACGCGAGCCTTCTTGCCCGCCTCGCTCACGTCGGTGGGCTTTACGCCTCGTGCCGACTCCAGGATCGCCCGCAGCCGGCTTCTGGTGATGTCCGCCGCTTGTGCATGGCCATCGGTGGTGCCGGAGAGCACCATGAACGCGAAGAACTTCCGCTTAGCGTACGGACCCTCGACAACAACGAATTCGGCGTCGATGCCTTCCGCTTCGCCGTTCTTCGAACGCCTGAGGAGTCCACCCTCACCGGCATTGCCGGCTCGGATGTTGAGCTGGACAACCGCGATGGTCTTGTCGGGAATGACATCGAAGTCGCGTTGCTCGGTAGCGGTATTGAAGTCGAATGCGCTCATAACACTTTACCTCCTGTGTCCTTTGCGCTTATCCGGCGGCCGGGAATTCGACGAGCTCGCCGCCAGAGCTCGTGCTCGTGAGCTTGGAAATGAGTTTGCCGAGGTGCGGCTGCTCAATCTGTTCAAGACGGCCGCTTCGATCCTTGGCCGGATAGGCCCAGGGATTCGGCGAGGTGCAGATAAACGCACGGACCGGCGCACCTTCACCGAACGTGATCCAGTGCATCGCAATCACCTGGTCGACGACGGCCGGGAGCTCGCGCGAGGTGCGGCTGCCTTCCATCTGCAAGCGGTGCTCGGTCCGATTGAAGTCGTCGGTGACGGTTTCGAGAATCCCCAGGAAGACGACATTGACCGCACGGGCTTGCTGGAGATGGAGCAGCCATGCGCACATCTCTCGCGCGTGCAGACCGTAAGCACTGCGTAGGTCGCGCTTGCCACTGCGCTCCGAAAAGGCTTCCTGTTGTTGAGAAGCCCACGTAAAGCACAGCCGGCCAACGGCGGTGATCGAGTCGAAAAAGAAGGTATGGTATCGAGCAGGCCCCTCGGGGTTATCGAATTTATCGATCACAGCATCGAGGTGCGCGTTGCTATAGACGGCGTCGGCTGGCACAGCGGGGTTAGCGCCAGCCAAGTAGACGGCAAGGTCCCGGCATTCCGGCCACGTCCGCGGGCGGAAGGTGTCGATCGCGATGTCCTGTACCGCGAGATCGCCAGCCTCGATGTCGACGAATAGCGTGACCGCCGGCTCGAGTGTGCGCAGGAGCGAAGTCTTGCCGACGCCGGTCGGGCCTAAGATGAGCATCTTCGCTCCGCGCGGCGCTGTGCTGCGCTCGGTCGCCGGGATGATTCTCCGGGAATCGGTGATACCGGTCACAGTCTGTCCCTCCCCAAGAACCAACACCGACGATCACTACGGATGCGCCAGTCGGTTGCGACGAGCAGGTCATTGATCTGATTCACGTGCGCCTTGACCTTCGTGGCTTCGACCGGTGACCGGTCGCGATAGAGATCGCTGACGATCTCCGTCGTGGTGACGCCGATGTCGCCCGCCGCCTTGATGCGATCGAAGATTGCCGCCTTGAGCGGCGTCATGCGCACGCCCAGGCGAATACCGTCCATCTGCTGATGGCAATGCGGACATCTGGTCATGTGGCACCACCATCCTCGAAACCTATGGCGTCCTTGAACGCCCCAACGAGGCGCCACTCGTAGTCGCTCAGGTCACGCTCAATCTCACGGCGCGCATCGATAAGGAGCCGATCAATCTCGCCGATCGACATGTCGCGAAAGCGTGGATTGCGATGAAGGCGGGATGCGAATCGATCGAAGATTTCCGCCAGCTTGAGCGGCTCCCATTCGAGCGCTTGCCACACGCCCTCGACAGCGGCCTCGACGCTGATGGTCGCGCCTGTCGGCACTGCCATGTGATCGCGGGCGGCGGTGGTGTCGGGCTGCATTGAAGGTTCCTCCGGCAAAAAAAAGAGGCACCGAGGCCGGAGCCGCAGTGCCCGAGACGGCTACTTGCGCTACTTGATCTGCGGCTCGATCATGTCGTCCCAGATCTTGTCGACGTGCCCAAAGTCGCGCGCGGCCTTGGTGCGCTCCTCAGGCGTGCTGACCCTCAGGAGCTTCCCCAAATCGGACGTGAGGCCGGTGGCGCGGAAGAGGGCCTCCCGGTCTTCTGGGGAGGCGGCCTTGCACCCCTGGATGAGCTGGGTGCGCGCTAATGCTATTTGCTCCGCAGCCAAGAGCGGCACCTGGTCATGCACCACACGCTTGACCAGCCGCTCGTCGTTCGTCCTGACGACCTTGAGGGCGGCCTGGAGATAGGTGGCAGACGCTCCATGAGAGTCCGCCGCCTCCTGCAAGGTTACGCCCGCCTCGCTGGCGACATGGGCCAGATAGAATTGCGCGCCCGTGATGGCCCTCCAGGGCGCGAGGCGCCTCCCGTGCCGGACCTGGGCACGACGTCGACGCTTCGGGATGGGTGCGGATTGCCGGTTTTGGTTGCGGGGGCGGCGCCCCGGGCCATATAACATGGCGGTCTCCTGTATATGCGTTCGGATCGGGTTCCTGGCCCACCGCCCGCGCTCTCCCGGAAGCGCCGGGCCGCATCCGCGGTTAAGCGGAATTCCTCAAAACCGTAGACATCGCGCGCGCACGCCGAGGCCGGCCGCGCGGGCGCGTGCTTGGAGGCCGGCCGCGTGGCCGCCTGCCTGGTACGGGCAATCCCTTCTTGGCGCGCTCCTCGAGAACGCGCGCGTAAGCGGCCGCGTCCTCAAACTTCGTGAGGCGCATCCGTTCGCCGGCGATGAAGCTCGGAGGGAAGTCGGGATCAGGCGGTGTGCGCTTGCTAGGATCTCCAACCCGCCGCCTCTGAATCTCAGAGAGCGACATCCCAAGAACTAGGGAGAGATTCTTATCGCGCAGCAGTAAGGGGGTCATGACGCAGCAGGAGTACTGCGCCGAACGCCGCGTTCTCTAGGATGTTAACGAACCTAAAAGTAGGATGCGAATGGAGCCCGGTTATTTTTTCCGGGAACCCCCGAACCATGTGGTGGAGTCGAGGAAGATGCTCCGTACGTGCCGCGCGGCATCCTCGAGATCGGGCAGCGTCAGACCAACCGTTTCCTTGAGCCACCTCGCAGTATTGTGCGACGCCTTAGCATTGGAGAGCGGAATCGGATCATTGGCGTGCTGAACGGTCTGAGTGAGACCGTGCGCAACGACCTTGGGGCGTGGGTAGCGTACGTTCTTGCGGTTCTTATTGTCGACGACGTACTTCTCGAACTGCTTGGCGTATTGCGCTGGCACCTCTACATCGAGGGGCAGTGGAAGACGCTCCTTCTTCACCTCGGCGCAGAGGGCGTCGAAATCCTCCCCATCGCGCTCGCAGGCATCCATGGACTTATTGATCCATCGTTTGATCTGCGTGCGCTTGTCGGTCATCGCTCTTCTCCCACCATGCGAAGCGCATGCTCGATGACGTCGATTGCGTCCATGATGCCCAAATGGCCATAGGCGTGATAGCCGGCGTCTTCGAGGATGGCTCTGGCCCGCTGTACTGAGATGCGGGTATGTTTGGCTGCTACCTGACATATGCCCAGCCAGACCTTCTCTTCATCAAGATCATCGTCTTCATCGGTCATAGTGTGCCGCCCAATGTGCCGGATCAGCGCGCGACCAAGCGCATGGTTTTCTTTGGTTGTGCCGGTGTGCCATCTACATCGCAGTATGAGCGCCAGGCAGCCTCGAAGTCGGAACGGAAATAACCTCGGTAGCTCTTGGTCGTCGGGTCACGGTGCGGCGGCCAAAACTTGCGCGGGCGAATGCCAAACGGCCGCAGCAACGCAGCAAGCGCGCCCTGCGTCAGCTTGCGCGGGTTCTCGTTGCCATGGACACCACGGTATTCCCCCCACATCTCGTCGTGTTCAAGTAGGCGCTCGATTAGGAGCTTGCTGGCAATCCGATCCACAGAGCTCGCGTCGAACACCTCGCGAATGTGATGCAGCAACGTGACGGCAATATCTTCGTCTTGATCGGTGCGAGCGAATGCGATGGCAGCGTCCCGCGCGAGAGCGACCCAGGTTGGGCCGCAGGCCTCGGCGATTGACAGCAATGGACGCCAATTATCCGCTTGCCGCCCGCGCAACTCTGGCGGCATGTCAGGATTAAGGCTGAGATTGCGTTGGCTCAGCCAGTGCCGAATATGGCTGTAGATGATGTCGAGGTCGGCGGTATCAGCAGAATCGAAACGGCGCAATGATTGCGCGCCGTCATGGCGTCGCATGCGAATGACGATCGATCGACTCATCAGCGGTAATGTCAGTGATCCGATCGACGCCAGTGCTATAGGCGCAAAAACGTCGAACCGTTTTGGTGTGCCCTTTACCATGAGGGTACGGTTACCACCCTTGCGATAACCACTATTGAGCACCGCGCGCAGCACAGCCTTGACCGACATTTCCAGATTATCGGCCTCATCGAGCAAGAGGGTGCGCTTGCTCTGATGAACAATGTGCATGATTGCCGGTGCCGTGATGCTGTCGGTCTTCTCGGCGCGCGCCACCAAACGACTGGCTACATCGAGTAAGGTAGTCTTGCCGCAATTGCGCACCGGGCTGGTGAGCACCAGACGCGGCGTCACCATGAATCTGTCGAACACGTGCGTGTGGATGATCCACAAAGCGACCGCGACGTATTCGTGAGGCTCGAGCGCGACGTACTTCTCGACTATGCCGCGGATGGTTTGGGCCGGCGTATATGCATCGAACGGGTGCTCAGACGGAACGGCATCGCGTGGATCGGATTGCGGCGATGCGGCCGTTTCATCGCGCAGCAGTTCGAGAATGTCATTCCACGTCTTTCCGAGTCGCTTCAGCAGCGCGTCGAGTTGGCGCCAGGCGTTGTTGCGCTCGCCCTCATGGTTCGACCCCACCATCCGGGCGTGCAGATCGCGGATGCGTTTGAGGTCCTTTTTGTTGATCGTCATAGTCACGCAGCCCGGTACAGCGGCACACTCGAACGAAAACAGGAGGTTAGCTTGTGCGGTAAGCGGCACATCGCCGGTACAGAACCGGCACAGAGTCGGTACATAACACGCAGGATTGACTATGGGGGGATATGACTATCCCCTCTTTCCCTCGCTTCGCTGCACGAGCTCGAGCACGTCGGCCGATCGCCTCTCCAGAATCGCGGTCAGCTTCTGCTCCCAGAGCTCGTAAGCGCGGCGGCGCTCGTCGAGATAGGCGTATTGATCGTAGACCCTGTGCAGGCCGGGCTTCGCGTGCGCCAGGAGGAGCTCACGGACGAGATCACCACCGGGAACGGGCAGCTCGCTCAATGCCGTCCTCAGGCTGCGGCGCACGTCGTGGATTCGCCACGCCTCGAACTTGACGGGCGGACTCTCGCGCTCGAGCTCTTCGGCCATGCGCTGGTCGATCTTTTTCTTGAACACTGAGAAACTTGTGAACGGTCGATTCCCGCGATCGTTCGGAAAAAGAAACTCGCTCTTGCTGGACAACGAGCTCACAACTGCGATCATCCGCGGCGTTAGCGGCACCACATGAGGACGATCGCTCTTCATCCGCTCCGAGGGTATCGTCCACCGCTTCAGGTCAGCTAAATCAAATTCGCCGAAACGAGCTTCGGCGACCTCGCGGAGGCGCAGCCCCGTCAATGCCAGGAGCTCGATGATTGACTCGTATGGATGGCCGAGCGCCCGTATAGCGCGGAAGAGCGCGCGCCATTCGGCATGAGACAGGATCCGCTCCCGAACCGGCCGCTCGCCGCAGATGTCGGCCGGCCGCAACTTGTCGGTTGGCGAATGCTCGATCCCAAATGTGCCGCGAGAAATGGCCCAGCCGAAGAACCGCCGGCATATCTGAAAAACGCTCCGGGCCATCTCCGGCTTATCGCGATCGACAAGCCCCTCGACGCGCTCCAAGACCTGCGTGCGTGTAATGGAGCTTAGCAGCAGGTCCTTCCAGGACGGCATGAGGTGGAGATCGATGGTCATGCGTATCTGGCGACCGGTGCGTTTACCGACCAGGACGCGTTTTTCGTAGAGCTCCATCGCCTCTCCGAACGTCGGCGTGGCGGTGGTCTTAGCAGTGGCGCGGGCAGCCTTCTCTTCGGCCGCCGGGTCCCGCCCCTGGCGAATCAAACCGCGGAGGCGCCTCGCCTCCTCGCGTGCGTCCTCGAGGCTGATCTCGCCGATGCGCCCGAGCGTGGCGCGGCGGCGCCTGCCGCCGTAGGAGTACACGAGGATGTAGGAGCGGATCCCACGATCTGTGATGCGGATCCCGAATCCGCGGATCTCGCGGTCGTACTTCTCGCGCCGCTTTCCTGGCTTTGGCTTCCTGAGCTTTCGGATTCCAAGCTCGGTGAGTGCCATCCTTGCCCCCTTGTAGACATGCAGTTTGGGATAGCGTCAGGGTAGCAGTAAAATCTGGGCAAGCAAGAAAATTTATGAGACAGTATGGAGCAGAAGATGGGCAAAAAATACCGTTAATTGAGGCGGTTGCACCACAACTAAAGCGTTGCAGCTAAACTGATTAAAAGCCTATCGCATGTCTTCAGGATGAGATGCGACAAGCGGTGCGGCAGGCTTGGTGCTCCCCCCGTTCTTGCGGGCGGAGGGCCGGGGTGTGAGGGGCAAATCCCGCACTCGAAAAGTGTG